ATGTACCGAGCAGGTGTTTTACAGTTGCATCATCTGATGTAAGAGGTATTTCACGGCGAATTTTGACACGAACTCCGTAATCAGGTATATCAACGTTATTTTCTTTACCTGAATAATCCTTTCGCATAGCCTCAAAATTTGTAGTAGAAATATCATTTGTACGGCAATACTGTTCAATAACAGTAAGACCTGTAATAGTGAATCGAATATTTTCAGGAGTCATAATTTTCATATGATCTTCTTGAGGCAGAGCAGTAAACCCTTTAGATCTAAGCCGCTGTGCTACTGCCAAGAAGGTAGTAGTATCAGAAGCATTTGCAAATGTGGCTTCTAGCTCACGATTACTTTGTGCAAGCCATTCTCCAAGGAGAGATTTTAACTTATCTACCTCCGCCGGATAGAGCTCCATTCTACTGAGTGTGTCAGTTGAAAAGGAAGTGTCATTTATCAATTTTATTTGATACCGTGATGCACTATAGTGTAAATAGGTGTTCAATTGCTTGTGCCTTACCGAGGACTCTTGCCCAATCGTCCTTCTTTACTTTATCTCCAAATACCAATGGGTGAACACTCAAATGTCTATTTCCTACTTCTACCTTTAATTCCTCAAATGTTCCATCAGCATTAGGCCATGGAATACTCCACCCTTCATCTTCTCGTTCATCAAACCAATGTTTAAAATCTGGAACTATAGCATTTGACTCACTCCAATCTATAACTCTCTCACAACGTGCATCCACAAATATTGTTTTTTTGGTAGAAGACCATGTTCGAAGATCCTGAGGTTCTGTCCAAAGTGTCTTCTTATCAACATCAAAACAGATTGTCTGAACATTATACAGTATATATAGGACAGCTGCTGTAATACGTGTTTCATCGTCTGTAGGTTTTAAGGAGCTTAATGCATCTGCTATTTTAGCTCTAGTTAATCTTCTATTTCCTCGAATCTTCTGAAGGGCTAACTCTTGGACTTCAAATGATTTATCACGAACCATGGTTGACACATAATTCTGACCGGCAATAATCATAAGGGGGTCCGTTATAGTTAACCAGGCGGTGACAAGTTTTGCCGGATTCAATTGTCTAATTTCTCCACCCCATTTGCTATCGGACGGGTTCAAACAGATAGAATCTTTTTTATATTCATCTACACATAGATGTTTTTGTGGATTGGATTGTATCATCCTTCGAAAGTTCTCCATTATATTTTATACGTGTTACATCCTTAGACCGGTTTTGCATTTTGTCTCCTTCATTCTGTCTCCTTCAGCCTCCTTCAGCCTGTCCTATTGAGTTATACCAGGATTTTGTTTTGTAAGTTCAACTAGTTCATCTTCCCTTGATTTAAATTCAGAATTATTCTTTCTACAAAAGTCAACCCATTCTTGTATTTTTAATACAGTCTCTTCTTTCAAGGTCATTAAATCAAAAAATATACCATTCCTATTTTCACTCACATCTTCTCCATTCCTTTTAAGGATGCGAAATAATTCTTCTTGCTCTGTACGATTAAATTGTTTTATCTCATTGAATAATTTCTTTCTAAGTTCAAAATCGCCTGATGCCATGGCGTATATAATATTCTATGTTCTTAATTTATTTATAAATCCGCATGTTTTCATGTTTTTCATGGTCCACGCTGGCGTAAAGGAACCTCTCCTTCTATATGACATTCCGCCTGATGTTTTGGACAAAGCTTTGCACCAGGTCCATAATCAAGATAATTAGAGGATTGTTTAAAAAATACATGACTTGACCATGTATTCATCAATGGTGCCCTTGTTTCAAAATAGCGACTTAAATAATGATCTATGGGTTCACTATACTCTTCTGTCTCGTTCATATATTCTAGGATTGCCTGAATAGAGCTTGTTTTCCATATCATAGTATCTGTACATCGTGTATTTATATGACTTATAAGAGAAAATGTCCCATTTGTAGAAACTACCTCTCTTCCATCATCATCTCTACACTTTGAACCATATCCAAAATGTATACAACCCCATGTCTGTCTATTAGAATAACAAAAATTTAGGAATTTAGGTAAATTATACAGGGTATTGTGTAAAGGTAAAACATCACTTTCAAAACTTACTATACATGCGGATGGAGCATATCTTTTTACACTATCTTCAAATAATGCCTTATAATTTAAAATAAGAGATAGACTAGAATACTTTAATCCTTCTGGTCCATACCACCAAGAAAACATATCGCGAAACATCCTTCGAACATGATAGGAATATGTATCGGGTGATATGGTTGTGCCCCATGTAGGGGCGAGAAAGGTATACATATAGTCTTTTAATCTAAGTTGTTGTATCATGTAGAGTAAGCGTTGATATTTATCGTATTCATGAATAGGACTACATAGAAAGTATATTTGTTGTATATGGGGAAAAAGTGGAGATGGGTACAAAACTGCTTTACAGTCGCGAGCTATATCATCCATTGTTCTCCATAAAGTCTTTCCAGTGAAAATATCTTTATTTACCATAGAAAGCCATGCTTCAGGATTAGATTCTAAATATTTTATTTTAGAAATTGCCTCTTCAGGGTTTTTATCATCTATGTGAATAAACCTTTCAGGATTAAAATAATCTCCTACTCTTAGTGAGCCCCAATAAATAGGTATTGTATTTGCAAGAAATCCTGAACAAATTTTTTCAGTAATATATGTATCATCTTGTGAATTCTCCATGGATATGACAAACTTAAAATTGCTTATAAATGTAATAAAATCATCGCTTCCGTATTGACCTGGAAATTTAAATCCAATATTATTTCTGTGTGAACCAGCATATGCAATTGAAATACCTGCTTTCTCAATAGAATCAAGTAACTGATTTCTTATTTCTCCATTTGAATTTGATATTATTGCAACAATACTTTGAGGTGGAACATCTGTAATAGATGGTCTGTTCTCTAAAGAAGATATACTGTTTTTACACCAAAGAAAAGGTATAAATAAGGGGCAGTTAATAATATTGTTATGATTTCTTTCGCCACATAATACAAGCGTATAAAGACTTGTATCAATATGACTTCTTTTTGATTCTCCTGAAAAGAGGATTGTTTTTTTCCATTGTTTAAGACCAAGTGCCGAAGAACTATATACTGTCTCACATAGGGTATCACTTGTATCTATATCACCTATTTCACATGGTTCTTCAAATACCTTTGTAAAAAGCTCTATAAAAAAACGAACATCGACAGGATTTGTTTGGTCAAAAAATCCACCCCAAAATCTATGAAAATAAATTTTCATATATACTACATTTGTATAGTGGTTTAGGCCATATAAAGAGTATATTTATATATATATAGTATGAAAGTAGGTTTTCTATCAAATAGGATTACAAATAGAGGAACAGAAGTTGCCCTATATGATTATGCAGATTATAATGAAATTTTATTAAATAATATATCAATTGTTATTACACGTGATATAAAAAAGATACCATATTCTTCTGACAATTCACAAGAGATGTATGATAAATTTAAAGCTAGATTTCCTTTATTATATTACGAAACACCTGAAGATATTGATAGAATTGTAGTAGAACAAGATATACAAGTATTATTTATTGTGAAAGCGGGAGGATATGATGGATTGTTAAGTTCAAAATGTAAAAATTTAGTTCTCTGTGTTTTTACAACGAGAGAGCCACATGGTGAGTTATATACATCGCTTCATAGTTTTTTAAATATGAAAGATGCGACGGATTTACCTGTATTACCACATATGGTTCGTGTGCATCCAACCCAAGAAAATATGAGAATTGAATTAGGTATTCCTGAGAATGCGCTAGTATTTGGTACTTATTCAGGTGAGACATGTTTTAATATTGATTATGTGCGTGAAGTTGTTCAGAAAATAGGTCATGACCCAGAATATAAACATATATATTTTATCTTTCTAGGGATTCTTCCTTTTGGAAGTCCATCTGATAGAATTTTATTTTTACCAAAAACAAGTGTACTTGAAACAAAAAAGAAGTTTATTAATACATGTGATGCGATGTTATATGGAAGGGCCTGTGGTGAAACATTTGGATTAGCATGTGGTGAATTTTCTATATCAGGAAAACCTATTATAGCAAGTTTAACAAAAGTAGAATCTTTAGCACATTTAATTATATTGGATTATAATGTTATTGGGCACGATACTGCAAAAGAGTTAATTGATATTTTAACAAATTGGTCTTCTCATATAATTGATGTAAGTAACAATGGATATATGTTCTATACACCTGAAAATGTAATGAATTTATTTAAAGGGTATTTAACACAATTGAGAAAATAAATAACATTATTAAACAAATAAGAAATAATTATAGAATAATTATACTGATACTTATAATAACAGTGTTGTAACAACGCGATATGATTTTTTACGTGATATTGATTTAGATTTAAATGAAATAGATTTATCAATGATATATACAAATAGTTGCCATGCACCTCGTTTTTTATTAAACGATAACTTTTTAGTAATGCCTCTTCATATATATAAAAATGTAATGAATATGTATGAAACCTTCATTACAGTATTAAATAGTGAAGATGTATTATGTAAAATGACAGCAATAAATGAAGTACTATATATAAATAACGAAGAAGTATTATTGGCTAATATTCTATTTTATAATTATGAAATGTATGTAATTCAGACACCCCTTATACCCAACTTTATGTAGATATTTCTTCTCCCTCTGCTTCCCTTTCCTCTTCTCCTTGCTCTTGCTCTTGCTCTTGCTCTTGCTCTTGCTCTTGCTCTTGCTCTTGCTCTTGCTCTTGCTCTTGCTCTTGCTCTTGCTCTTGCTCTTGCTCTTCCCGTTCCTTGCCCCCCACTTTCTTTGTAACTCTACCCAAGAATTGCCCAATACTTAATATATGCGGGTCATGTATCTGAAAACGTGATTTCTTAATCTCAATTCGAATAGTTTCCCCTATTTCAATGGAATCAAACTCCACATTTCCAATATGTAAATCACGAACAATCATAATATGAATTGCATCAATATTCCCAGCTTTAATAATAACATATAGTCCAGCCTTTGATTTACGTTCAACAACACCTTCTACAATAGTTCCATTCGGAGGATTATATACAGTCCCTTCTGATTTTATATAATACATTACATCGGATGTAAATGTCCCACGTTCCATATATCCATATGAACGACTGAGAAGTTTTAAAGAACCAGGCACAACAAACCCATGTTTGGAGCACTTTCCTTCAAGCTGTGTTCGAAGCTTACGCATTAATACATCATCAAACGATTCTAGCTTTCCATGTAATTGAATAGGTGATAAAGCAACCTTCTCTTCAAATATAGCCAAATGTTCCATGTGTGCCATGCTATAGTTTACGTATAAAATTCATTTTTACTTATTAAAATTAACGCAATGGATGCCCATATAATGCTGCTTCTAATGGTCTATAAAACCATCTCTTTTCTTCTACTTTCATAGCATCCATCATACGAAGTGCTAAATCAACCAATGTACATACACGAATACTATTTGTAACAGCTCTTCCTTCTTTTGCCATTTCTTCTTGTGTTAATCCAAGTGTATCTAATTTTGTTCGTAAAAGTGTTTGCCCATAATGTAAAAGCTCCTGTATTTCAAAACGTGTTGTACTATTCTTTGCACATTCAGACCCTCTAGAAAGTGCGCCTGATTCAGAAGGCTTTCCCTTTTTAAAGACTAATCTATTTACTTTCTGATTAAAAATAATAAATCCATAATTATAACCTGTATTTCGTGTATGAATACCTGCCTTTATGATAGGGTCACTAGCTCTCTCTCGCACTAACACTTCCTGAACTGCAGTAGGGGAAGGATTCACTGTTTGGTTCGTAGGGTCAATTTGTAAAAATTCGACTGCGTTTGTATTTGTATTTATAAGACGAATATATGTAGTTCCTTCAAATAACCAATATGAATAAGAAGCAACCTTCTTTACATAATCATCTGCCTCTTTCATTCCATATGCTTGTAATAATTCTGTTTGTATAGTACTAGGAATAAATTCATCCCATATATATTCACGTAAGACTTGCGCATAGAGTTTTCGTATAACTTCATTTGTATGAATGACTGTGTACATCCATAACATCATATCCATACGTTCTTTTTGTGCTTTACTTACACCCTTACTTTGTGGAAGGGCATTGATTCCTTTCATCAGTTCTGGGCTTATAGATAATCCTATTTTCCCGCGTTCTATATCAGCGGTTAATAAAAGTATTTGCTTCCAAATTGTTTTCACATCTTTTGATATATCTCCCACTTCTTTTTTTTCAGGCGGTATATATTCTAATTGTTTGGGTGCAAATGTATCACGAGGAATGGGTACATGAGCAAGACGCAATGCTATTGGAATAGATTCATCTACAATCAAATCTGGTTGAAATAAATAATATCTTCCTCGACGTATAATATGACCCATTATATCTTTTCCATCTGCAGATACCGTTTTTATTTTTATATCTGATTCACTCACAATATCATTTAAAATAGAAGAGAGCACAGCAGGAGGAATTGTTACAAACTCTTCTTTTAATTGGTCAAAATTTATATATACTTGCGCCTTTGATATACGTTCTCGTAAATACTTACGAATTGTATGCGCATGATACCTTGCTGCATATTCATCATATGTACTAATATCCTGTTCATTTAATAAAAAAGGAGTTGTTCGCATAAGAGTTCCATCTCCTTTTTTACATGTATATTCACAATCCTCCATCCAATCACACATAGGAGTATATCCTTTATCATTAATACTTATTCCTTTATGGTCTTCTCCATCCCTCTTCTCACCTTGACTATCATAAATGAAAGGTATTTTAGGAATATCTTTAATAAGGTTAGCATCTATATTTAAAAAACAATCAATAGCAAATTCTTTAATAAGGCGTGTCACATTTCCAATAACAACTGCTTTTTTTAATGCTTGTCTATAGGAATATAAATCAATTGTTTCTCTATCAATTGTTTCATACGTTGTAACTAAGAGGACAATTGTACAATTTCGTTTTGTGGTATCTAAAAGTGCGTGTGAACAATTACGAATACCACGCCCCACAACTTGTTCAAGCCTATTTAAGTGATACCAACTATCGTATACAATGACTTCACGTATATAACGTAAATCAAGCCCTTCTCCGGCAACTTGAGAACCAATAATTACTTTTACATCAGCTCCATATAGATTTGTTGTTGCCCTTGCAGCATTAATAGATCCTGTATTATTTGGAGAATAATCTTCGGAACCAGTGAGAAGCACGTACTTTGCTGGTTTAAATGCATGCGCAGCTGTACCATTTTCTTCTTGAACCATTCCATGTCCTGTTTCACGACGACTACATAGTGCGCATTGCCTTCCCTGTGGTGATTTAGGAATATCTATTAGAAAGGATGGGCCATTTCCCCATAGGGTATATCCATTTGCTTCTAAGGCCAATGCAATTGTTAATGCACCTGATTTAATGAAACGACTATATACAAATGCAACACCCCTACACAGTGCAAGTCTTTGTAGAAGAGTTGCACATTTAGGACTTGATTTTTTAAGTTCATCGCCTATTAACCATTCAACACCATCATTTGCTTTAAATACGACAATGCCTGTTTGTTTTACAGCTGTAAAACATCTATCAAATCCACGATCTCCAATACGAAATGAAAAATCAATGGATTCATCTCCAGGAAAAAGCCAATTTCCTGCTTGAATAAGTCTATCCATATTTGTTATACCAAGTCCTTCAATAGAATCGGCTTCCTCTTTATAAACTAATTCTGATTCCATTGTAAGGGGGCAAGGTTGACATGGTAAGACAAGTAAAGCATGTTTACTCTCTTCCTCGGGAATAGTATCCTTTCCTTTAGGAGGATAGGTTGGCCATTTTTGTAAAAGGGTATCGGGTGCTGGTTTTAATCGTAGAGGAAATGTAAGGGGATTTTCACCTCTCATAAAAGAAATATATGTGCTTACTAATTTTCCAAGGAGAAGGCGCCCTGATGGTGTAAATGTCCCATTTCCAGCTTTTATATTAAATACATCATTTACCTGTATAGTAGGATATTTATCATTTAATAAAAGTAAATTAATAAGAAAAATAATTTCAGTATAGGAATTATACATAGGTGTAGCTGTCATTAAAACCAATGTTATTCCTTCTGATATGCGTAACACATCCCTTAAAAAGGGTGTTAAACGTTTCCCAGCAGTAGAATCAGCAGCATCTCCTTCTGTAACAAAATCTTTTGTATCTTCTTCCTCTAAATCAACCGCAAAAATATCACGTAAATTATGTGCTTCATCAATAATAATAGCACGATTTGAAAATTCACGACGAATTAAATCTCGTTTCCTTTGTTCATATGCGGATGCTGATTTAGGTATTGCCTTTGTAATATTATTAATATAATTATAAAAAGATGTATATCCAAAAAAGTCATATCGCGATTTGATAACTTTTTCTATTCTTGATTCTATGACTGCTTTATTTCTTTCTTTGAATGTGCCACTGAGTGCGAGATATGTATTTCCTGTACATCCCCTGTGTGTATTGGATGATTCCCCTGTTCCAATAGTTAAACCATCCATATCAAAAATGGTTCGACGAAATCCTTCTTGTATATTAGGAGGAGCAATAATAATTACTTTCTGCCCAGGATTCATTTCCAAATATGCTTCACATACAGTAATTGCAGCACATGTTTTTCCAACACCTACACCATGGTATAATAATGCTGAATTATATGGTGTATTTGGTGATAAAAGCCTTCCAATAAATCGTTGAACAGATGATAATTCAAAATCTTCTGTTGAACGACATGATTCCTTTTTTGTGGCATATTTTTTCGCAATAGGTTCTTGTTTACTTTCGTGAAATTCTTGTTTGCGCATGAGATTTTCGACAAAGTTCTCATCACGAATATCAGGATATAGACCAGCATCTGCCCCCATAAACATATCAAATTCTTCTGATGTTGGAAAGATACCTTCTTTAAAGAGTTCTTCAAGAAGCTCATTCTTGGCGGATGGATCTTTTTCATATCTCCATTTATTTAAAATGGATTCCATTCTAAACTAAGGGTGATTATAAATTAATGTTAGACGCAAATAGGGAATGGGCATAAATTTCTAAACATAGATGCAGCTTGTAATAATACTTCGCGCTTTTCCACATTTTCTGGCCTTAAATGGCGTAAGGCATCATCTAAATTAAACCACTGTAAATCTCCAATTTCTCGTCGCATATGGTCATTTTCTTTATCAAATTTTATATCAATATGTGGAGGAACCCATACCAATACATATTTATGACAATAATGAACATGGTTACTTCCAAAGAATGCTTCTGTTAATGGCTCAAGATTTTGAATAGGTATAACATCTTTTTCTCTCACACCTGTTTCTTCCCACATTTCTCGCATTGCACAATCATAATCGCTTTCTTGAGCATCTCGTCTGCCCTTTGGGAATCCCCACTCAGGCGTTGCAGGAGCAGCACAAATAGAATCCATCATCTTTTGAACAGTCCATGTTTGACCATGTATATCTGTTACACCTTTATGAATTTGCTCCCATTTATTCTTCGCAATTTCATATTCATTTTTGTATAAATGCGAATGATTTAATCCCCACATTCCATTCCATAATACATCAAATGGCCCGTCACGGTATTTTTCTCTCTCCTGTTGGGTAATACCAGATAAATGAAGTTTTATATAATCGACATCATTTATTTTAAATCTTCCTCGCATCAATTCAATAAATCCTAAACTATCACGACGTTGAATAAGAAGAAACTGAAGAGGTTGATTTTCCATTCCTGTTACAAGGGCTTGATTTGACGCAAGCATCTTCTCTACCTTATATTCCTGGGTAGGTCGAACCATAATAACACCATGGCTTGTAACAGGTGCGATACATTGTCTAAATACATGACCATATCCACCACAGTTTGTGCAAAATATCCTATGCCTTGTATCAGCTGACATTTTATTCCTATTCATATATGTATACGTCTGTTTAGCCCCAAAAAGAAGCATAGCGTATAATAGAATGCATATTCCTCCCGAAGTATGGGGACCTTTTTTTTGGAATACGATTCATATTGCAGCATTGGGATATCCTTCCCATCCGTCACATGCTCATAAAAAGGCGGCAAAGGAATTTTTTGAAAGTCTCGTGTTACTTATACCATGCCCCATATGTAGTAAACATTACGCCGAACATATAAGTAAATATCCTATTACACCACATTTAGATAGAAGAGTTGATTTATTCAAATGGACTCATTTATTACACAATGAAGTAAATAAGATTTTAGAAAAAAGAAAATTTACAGAAGAAGAAGTCTTACAGAATTTAAGTCGGTTTGGAACACACGGCCGTTCACCTATTTGGACACCTGATGATTTTGCCGAAGCAGATTGGAAAGCAAGGGCTCAGGGATTAATTACCGGTATGGCTGTTGGTGGAATGGCTGTAGGAGTTTTATTATATCTTTCTAATAGTAAATGAAGAGTTCAGATACTCTTACAAAATTTCCGAAAGAAATATATGAAGGTCTTGTGATTCCAAAAGAGAAGAGAGAGTTAAGTGTACATGCTGAAAAGATTGTTGTTCACTCAAAGATGACAAATGATGACATAAAAGCAAGGGAAGGCACATACTTTGATGGAAAGGGGTATGAAATATTTGATAGGGATGTAGATGTATATATAAAAGGGGAAGATGGAAAGGAAAAACTTATTGCTAAACTTCGTAAAAGAGTTATAGACCCGACTCTTATAAAAACTGGATGGGAAGGCTTTTGGATTACTGCAGGACCTTCTAGAAATAGAGGTGCCGCTGCTGGTCCTATCGCCACGGAAAGCAATTATTGGAAAAAAAAGAAACCTGTAAATATACGAGGATGGTCGGCAAATTATCAGATTCCTGGAAAAGATATATCACTTATGCGTGTAAATAATAATGTATTTAGCTCTGTCTTAGGATATTTTAACGCAACACCCTTTATGAAACTTCCTTGTCGTCTTACGTCATATACAGAGAGATACTGGAAATATTATAAACATGGTTTACCTTTTATAAAAGCAATTGATTCATGTTTTTCAAAGCTAGTGAAGGATAAATACGACTTACAGCTAGCAGCTGCAAAACAAAAACCTCTTTTACGAATTGACGATACAGCCTTTTCATCTATTACTATTAATCGTAATTTTAGGACAGCTTTACATGTAGATGATGGTGATTTTAAAGATGGATATGGGAATTTATCTGTATTGGAACGTGGAGCATATCATGGAGGCTATACTCTTCTTCCCCAGTTTCATATAGGGTTTAATGTAAGGACAGGTGATTTTTTAGCAATGGATGTTCATCAATGGCATTGTAATACTGAATTATATGAAACAAAAGAGGATAAAGAGGAAAATAAGAATCTTCCTCGTATTCATAAAGATAATTTAGAAACTGGAACATTAGGAGCAGAAAAGATATTTTCACGTGTTTCGTTTGTATGTTATTTACGTGAAAAATTAAGAGAGTGTGATATGAATCAAACGCGCAAGTATTTTCAAAAGATAGGCTTTGACCCTAAAAAGAATACATTACATAAAACATTAAAAAAGAGAAAGGTACCTCAATCAGATGAGCCGTGAAGGGGTTATTAAAAAATATACAAGTGGCTTGGCAACAAGTTCTGATTATGTTCGAGGAACTACGCCAAGTGCTCCGGCCCTTGGGCCCATGGGAACCGTTGGGTCTTTTTCTGCTGTCCCTGGTCTTCCTTCTCTTCCTTCTCTTTCTTCTCTTTCTTCGCTTCCTTCTCTCCCTTCTATCTCTTCTTTTCCTGCTCTAGGGTCTATGGGGTCTATGGGGTCT